GGCGGCAAACCGCCCCCAGGGAGGATCGTAAGTGATGCTAAACAACGGCGTCTTACCGAGGAGGAGATCTATACGTTGTAAAGCAACTTACGATGTGGTGGTCGTGTAAACCTTGCCGGATGCTTTTTCATTCAATGAAGCAAGCGTATATTCGGCAATTAACATGCGCCTATCCGAGTCACCTGTCTTACTCAGTTCGGTGGTCTGGATTGGACGTAAATAACACACTGACCAATATTCCATATCCAAAGCGAAGACTGTCGCTGCTGGCTGGAATCTGTTAGCCACGATCTGGTGCTGACCAAAATCAGAGACATAGACATCCGCTGCGCCGATAATCGAACCGGGCGACATTGGACCGGACGGCTGTGCATCTCTGTACAACGTACCAATCCCCGAGAAGCCGGAAGCCTCTTGTTTATTGAATGAGCCACACATGATGACCCCTGGATTTCCGCCGTTGTCCCAGCATTTTTTGACCACGGACTGAAGGTTAGCTTCAACAAATGTTGCTGCCGTTCCCGCAGTTGGATCAGTAGCCGGAGCGCCGGAAGTCGTCGCTGGTGTCGTAGCATTCGCGCCCTGTTGCACTTGGTTGGTTGAGAGCCACGAACCCAAACCCGCTAGGTTTCGAGCCGTAGCTGCACCACCAGCCGAAGCTGCTTGGTTGCCGCAAAGTGCCGTTTCCATGTCACGCTTCAACTCTCTGCCGCGCTTTGAAATCTGATAGCTCAGTTCGTCAGCACGACCGGCTGTATCAGCCGCCCGAAGTGTTCCCGTTACGCGGGGAACTTTCGTAGAAATTTGAGTGTAGTTGCCGAGTCGAGAGGTTGCTGACGCTGCGCTAGTTGTCGCATCGTCGCCCTCAATCACAGCGTTATTTGCCGCAGCAGCAAGCGAATCGGTCTGCCACTCGTACAATGTCATCGTCGCCGTGTCGCGCCGAGCATTTGTAAGGAATGGTGTATCCATTGGACTGATGTCGAAAATAATATCCGACAGGTCTTCTCGCTCACCGACAGCGGCGTAAGTTTGGTATGTATTTGTTGGTACGGCCATATCTTACCCTCTGTTTAATCGATGATGAATTAAAGCAGTCGCATCATCGAGAGAACCTGATTTTTTCAAATTGCCTCGAAGTCTGCCTTCTGCATCCTGTTTGGCTGCGCCTTTAGACCGTTTTGCTCCCGGTGTGAGAACCTTTTTGCCTAACTTCACAACCTTTTTCGTTGCGGCTTTCCCAGTTGATTGCATGGCGTCATATTTCATGGCTTTGCGCGCTAACACAATTGCTCGATGATCATAAGCCTCTCCAATTTCCTGCTCGTTATAGCCACTATCCAGTAGATAATCACGCAGCGATGCTTGCTCGGCTTGCATTACGCTATCATCCTTCCATTCCGGCACTTTAGCCATCATCGAGCGATGCTCTCGCTGGATAGCCTCGGCCATTTGTGCTTCATTTTCTTGCGTTCTTGCTTGTTGATTTCTGTCCCATTCTTGAGCAGCTTCTTGCCGCATTTTCCCAAGCGCTCCTTTGCGCTCTTGAAATTCTTGGCGCTTAACAGCCCATTCTGTAGGATTGTTAGCCCGCAGTTCGTTCCAGTTTATAGAACTAAATTCAGATTCAAGCGCCCGTTCGACGGAATTTAACAGACCAGATGACTCAGCGGCTTCTTGTTGATGTCGCGCCGCAAGTTGTTGTCGTTCTGTCTGTAGCTGGTCTCTTAAATCCTGCGCTTCTTGTGTAAGGCGTTCTGCTCTTTGTGCGTTTTGGTAACCGTCTTTCCATTCTCCTATGGATATTTCCTGACGTTCCCCATCGACGTTGGTGATCGGCAATTTCAGCTTGTACAAATCAGCAGCGTCGATGCCAAGATGTCCCGCTAGGTCGGAGAGCGTTTCAAGATCGACCTCCTCTACCTCTTCGCCCGCCTCCTGCTCTGCTTCGATGGGTTCTCCCAATTCTTCTCTAGGAAGCTCCGCATCTACTTCAGGCTCCGACGATTCTGCTGACGCCTCGGGTGCTGCCTCTGGCACTGCTTCTGGTGCTGCCTCTGGAACCGGATCTGGAACCGCAGCCACAGGCGGCGCTTCGGGCGGTGGCGCTTCGGGTGCTGGCGTGAGTGCAGCCGAAATTCGTTGTTCAATCGTCGCTTGTGCTTCAGCCATTGTGTTCTTCCTCTAGTTGCATCTCTGCCATCTCGCCAGTTTTCATAACCGCCTCGATGTGATTAAAAACAGCAGTCGCCGCTATCAACATTCTGTATATCGTTTCACGCTCATCTGCCTGTGTCATTGCTGTATTTTGCCACGCTTCTTGCAATTCGTCAGTAATGACCTCCTTCGCCTCCTGCCAGAGCGGACTATCGAGGATAATTCTCGCCTGATGGCCGCGCTCTCGTTCCTTAATTCTGTTGTGTTCATCCAATTTGGATCACCATCCCCGCTTCATCTCTGGTCACGGGCTGATCACCGATTTGTATGACAAGCCCCTGTTCATCCCTCTGGATTAGTTTAGGCGTTGGTGTTGCAAGCGAATCTAGGCGTTCGCTAAGGTCTTGGTTTTGAGCTATGAGCTGTGAAATCCATTCACGCATTTCAGTTAAATCTACAGGCTCAGATTGGTCTTGCATCAGCTTCGTCACGTTATCGACCTGATTTTTATATAAAGTGATGTCTTGATCTCGCTCTGTTTTAACGGCTTGCAGCTCTAATTCAAGACGCTTTAACTCGTTTTCTGTTTCCTGCTTGTCCATCTGAATCTCAAGGCTCGCCACCTTCTGCTCGGAATCTGTCTCTCTCTGGAGGGAAATGAGCTGCGCTTTCATTGTTTCGATCTCGACCTTCAGCGTCTGTTCCTGCGCCTTCAAATCTTGTTCGCGCATTTTCATCTGCATATCGGCCTGCATCTTCTGGGCTTCGATTTGGTTCTTTTGAATCTTGGACTCAGCATCCATCATCAACGCTTTGGCATGAGTCATGGCGAGTTCAGCTTGAACATCGGGTTTCGGCTGCGGCGGCGGGACAGTTCTTGGATCGGTGAAATAGGCAGTCGGTTCTAATCCAAACGCATCGACCATATCTGATAGAGCCTGATAGACCTGATGCGGCTGCACGACGGTTCCCATTCCGCCTTGTTGTATCTGTTCATTCTGCTTTTTCATAATCGCATCCAGGGCGACCATTCTGCGCTCCCTAGATACCGTTCCCACTCCGACCGTGACTGTGGTGTTTTGACGTTCACGCCATTCCGAAGGATTGATCGACGCAAACTTACCGGCGACGTTAACGATCATCTGACGGTCTTGGTGCGTCATAAGTAATTTGTGGATGATCCTAAAGACATCTCTAAAACCGACCTCGGCAATTATTCGGGCAATCAACTCGATTTTCATCCTTGCCGCATCAAATGCCAGAGCCGCCACGCCTGTGTTCACGTTCGCCAGAGAGTTCTTGTCCAGCCCTGCGACCTCATCACCTACGCCAGTTCGTTGTTTCCTGACGTCATCGAGATACTCGACCATTGCATAGGCTTCCGCTGGAAGGTTGTTATGCGGAATGGGCATGATGTACTGACTGGCTGGCCCTTCGCCTTTGTATCGGACAATGCCACCGGGCCTCGACGTTAATAGATCGTCAAGATTAACTTTCGTGTCATTGACGGCTGTTCGGGAGTTGTTCGCCAGATAGGTGTTATCCAGCATTGATCGCAGCAATACGGATTTGATTTTCTGGAGATCCATCGTTAGATCAGCCATCGACATTCCGTAAAATTTATGCGGCATCAGAATTGGAGCCACGCAAGCAAACGGCATGAAATCAACTTCATCAATACTCAACAGCCGCGCCGAGCTTGCCGTGTAATGACCTCCAGCCAAAGTAACCTTTAACAGCTCGGCTATGTCATCCCCATCACGGTCAATGCGAACATAGCATTCTGAAATCCAGTACATCCGCATCGATTCTTCAGATGCGAAGTCATACGGTTGCTGCTCGTCCGTCTGGTTCCGTCGTGACAGTTCTTCGGCGGTCTGTACGTCGTCATCGTATGGAAGTTCTCTGATCAAATCCGGTTCATAGCCCATCTGGATCAACTCAGAAAAGGACTTCTGTGTACGGTGGTAGCAGAAATTTACATCTTCAACATAAGGGCTTCTAGCGTATCGAGCTATCCCAAATTCCTCGGGGGGCACCGGCTCTATTCTGATCTGACCCCGGAGCTTTGTTGCCTTAAAATTGACATTAAATCCCTGCTCGGTTTGCTCGAACTCTAATATCTCCCGCTCGACAGAAGGGTCGTTCATCAACTCGCCTAGCTGAAGCTCATCAAGTCCCTCATATTCCTCTTTCGATTCTTCGTCGGCGTCGTCCCACCAGATTTTTAGGATGCCGGTTTTCGATAGCAACGCATCTTTGAGCATCGTATAAGTGTTGTAAAAGCCACGGTTCTGCTTCCAGTAAACGTGATTGCAGACTTCGGTTTCGGTCTTAGCTTGCTCAATGTCATCCTCATTGACCGGCTCGAACTGAACCATATTTTCGGAATCGGTGA